AGAATAAGGGGGATATAATAAAGAAATGATAACAATATTTTATATGTTTTTAGCTTATACTACTAGAAGGGTAGCTCTTTTCCAAATGGTAATTTATTATCGTAAAAAAAGGCGATTTTTGTATTGGAGATAAATATTTTTTATAATATATTATAAGTTGTTGTTATATAATAGGTTGTGGGGATAACATTTTTTCGGTGAGATGAGATAAACTATGAGATTGAGAAATGCAAATTGTTAAGTTTAGTGGTGAAAACGACTTATAGGGCATGTCTAAAAATGGCACATGGGACGATTTCACCTTTATTAATCTCATTCATTACTTAATTTTTTGTTTGGTTTCATTGGGGTGTATATTAAATAATGAAAACTCAAATTGTTAAGTTTGCTGGTAGTATGGGTTTAGGCGGGTTTTTCTTTTTTGCTAAGTAGAGTTTTTTAGCTTTACTCATTTTTCTTCTTGTCTCTTCAGAATGATGTTTGCCTTTAATCCAAGGTATTTGTCCTTTTTTAGCTTCGCTCATTTTTCTTTTGGCCTTTTCAGTATGTGTTTTACCATACATAGGATTGTCTTTACCTTTTCTATGTGTGCCATACATAGCGTTATTTTCACCTTTATTAGCCTCACTAATTTTTTGTCTTGTTTCTTCACTATGTTTTTTGCCCTTATTAGCATCACTTATTCTCATTTTTGTTTTCTTAGAATGTTTTTTGCCATACATGGGGTTATTCTTACCTTTTGTAGCCTTACTCATTTTCTGTAAGGCTTCTTTGCTATGTTTTTTATTTTTACTAGACTCACTCATTTTTTGTCGAGTTTTTTTGCTAAACTTTCTGCCTTTTTGCCTCTCACTAATTTTTCTTTTTGCTTCTTCAGAGTATTTATATCCACTTCCCCCCTCTCCACCATCCGTCAAATTACAAAGAGTACCTTCTCCTAAATCTCTTCTACCATAAAAACCAATATAAAAAGTTTCAAATTGAAAAGCCTCCGTTTCAGTAAGGTTTTTATGAAGAAAATGAATCTTAACGTTGTCTGCACCAATTTTTCTAATCTTGCGTTTTAAAAAAAGCTGCCCATTAGATAGATGCCGATATATATGAAAACGCCCACCGCTACCTTTTCCAACATAGAAAGGAGCACCATTTTGGTCTGAGTACCTGTAGACGTAAAATTTATTTTCCATTGTACATATATTATCGTAAAAAATATTGTTTTTTGTACAAAAATAATAAAAAAACTCGATAATAATATAAAGCACTTATTTTAGGAGAAAATATGGAAGGTGACAACATTTTTGTTCTATCCCCACAGGACGAAAAGAGGTATAAAAAGGTTTTGGAGGAATTTTACAAATTTTACCATTCAAAGCCAGCAAATGAGGCGGAAGTTTTAGCGGTACAAGGACTTAACAATCTTGTTAATGGTTTGGATATTACAGGGAAAAAATATATTTTAAAAAAGAATTTGTATTTTGATGAAATTTTATCTAAATCTGTCCGAGAATACTGGCTACCTGATGAAAATGAGAAATACAGATATCCTATTCAGAATGATCCTCTTAAAAGAAGAAAGCGTGGAAAAAAAATTTCTACAATTAAAGTAGAAATAAGGGACGAAAAAGATGAGAAAGAAAAGGTAAAAAATATTGTTTCAAACTTATTGAAAGCTTATCCCAACCTTGATAGGGCTGATTTACGATCTAGTATCAATACATATGCTAGATTGAGTGTGGGCATAGATAGAGAGCTTGACAATCCTAACGCTAGCAGTCGGATAGTGAAGGAAAAAATAGAATCGCAAGTGAAATTAGGGGCATTTTTGGGCATTGATGAGGGACTTAAGGCCAAACAGAAGGCCGATGAGGATCGGCAAAGCATAGCAGCGTTAGCTGTGCAATTCACAGAAACCATAGATGCGATGCCGGAGTTATTGGATAGTTTTAAATATACAGAGCTTATGATATTTTTGGAAAAATATAATAGACAAGAGTTAAGTAAAGAGTTATTTATGCTTCCTTCATATGCAGGGATGTCGATAGATGATGCACGAATTTTTGTAGAGAAACGGCATGACAAATATAAATAGAAAACAACATCTTACAGTAAAAGAAAAAATTGAAAGATATTTTCCTGTTTATTTTTATAGGAAGCATCTGGATTTGGCGATAAGAGATATTTTGGGTTTAGATTTAAGTGTACATGCCAGGATTTCCATTCGTGAATTGTCCTCATTTAAATCATCAGTAATATGGTGGTGGAGCAGAGGGCTAGGAAAAAGTGTTAATTTGGCTGCACTCTTTATTGTTATTGCTATTTTGTATCCTAGAATAAAATTAATGGTTCCTGCTGGACAGGGGTTTCGTGGCAGCAAAATGGTTTTGTTGGAGGCAGAAAGAATTATAAGAGGGGACTTAGGTGGCCAAAGACGGGTTAATTATGCCCGTGCTTGTCTTAAAGATAGATCAAAAATAATAAATAAAGACCCTGCTTTTTGGAGTGTGCAGTGGGCTAATGGGTCCATCATATATGGTGTTCCTTTGGGTTTAGGGAATGAAGGCAATGTTATTCGTGGTTTAAGATCTCAAATTTCAGGCGAGGATGAGTCATTCTTAATTCCCACTAAACTGCGCCAAGCTGTTCTTAAGCCTATGCAAAACGTATTATATGAGCCACACAAGCAACCAGATGAGCAGATTGTAAAGAATATGCTGATACGTGCCAGTACTTGTGATTACTCCTTTAGGGATTTTTATAAACAGGCAAAATATTTTGAATCTATTCTTGAGAAAAATGAAATTGGTGAGATTGATAAAGAAAAATTAAAGCCCTCGGATGTCTCATACTACGAATTTAATATTGATGATACATATTATACTAACCCTGTAACTAAAAAAAAGAAAATGACTTGGGGTATTGACTATGATGCTATTATGAGAGATAAGAGCTTACCGGATGTTGATACTGATATTTGGATGGCTGAAAATAAAAATGAGGTTATGGATATTACTGGTGGATATTTTAAATATGAAGATATTGAAAAATGCATGAGTGTTTGCCTTAACAATAAGAAAGATACTTATGCTGAATCTTTAAGTAAATGTTCTGGTCAGTGTATACTTGGCATAGATACTGCCCCCACTGGTGATAACACTGGTTTTGTTGTTGTGAAAGCCGGTATGTTAGATAGCAAGGATCGAGATCTTTCTATTTGTGAGTCCGCTTCTATAAATGGTGCTTGTCCTTATTTTAGTGTAGGGAGAGGGTGTGACTATAAAAGATATTGTGGTGTATTGTATGCTTATGAAGAAAATTCAATGAATCAGAGGAACAGGGTTAAAAAAATATATGAACTCTTTTTTAAATTCAATTTGATGTCTATAGGGATTGATGCCAGGGGTGGTGGTCATGAGCTTTCTGATTTGTTGAAGGATCAAGATTTTATAAATAACTTGATTGCGTTGGGTGAAATTGATGAAAGATCAAAAATTATTTATGATCCTAATGAGTGTAAAATTGAAAATGGTTTACCTATTCTTGTAAAATATTCAACTACACAACAGATGAATATGATTTTTAATGGATATTTAAAAGCTTTGTTATCTAATACTAGAATGCTTTTACCTAGACCTTTGAGAGGTAGACCCGATGATATAACAATATTTGAATCTCAGGGTCATTGTGAAACATTAGTTAATCAGCTTGCTAGAATCAAAGCAGAGCCAAAAGGACAGGGAATATCATTTTTTATTGAATCCGTTGATCCTGTTACTGGGAAAAGGACTTCTGGAAAAAAGGATTTATATTCCGCTTTGCTTTATGCTTGTGCTGTTATTAGGGATTTAATAGAGGCTAATAGGATTAAAGAGATAGATTATAGCTCTATGTTGCCATTGCCTGTGATGGTGGAAATTTAATAAAGGATATAGATATGGTTGATATTAAACGTGCGCGTGGAAGACCAAAAGGCAGTAAGGACAAGAAGAAGAGGAAGAAGGCTGTAAGGAAGATTAACGTTGATGATGTTCTGGTATCTTCCCAAAAGCATTTTGAAGAGAGGCTAAAAGTCCTAGACTCTAAACAACTGGCTGAAGGTATTGCTGTTCACTCAGTAGTTAATAGGCGAACGTCCTCCAATCTTTTAAGTGATGTCAACGATTATTCTGACAGTACTTTAGATGACAGAAATGCTGTTGTTGCTTTAGCTAGAAGATTAAGGAAGTCAGAAGGTATTTGTGGTTCAGTAGCAGATTTGTGGACGGATTTCGCTGTCACTAGAGGTAAGTTTTATAGTGATAATATAAAATTAAAAGAGCTTTTGAATCGTTGGGCCGATTTTGTTAATTCCCCCACTGAAAATATAAAAGGTGTTATTTTTCCTGTTCCTGGCTTAAGAACAGTAGTTAGAAAAATATTTGATGATTACATAACGGACGGAGATTCCGTATTCACCCTTAACTGGAAAAAGGGTGTGAAAATGGATGAAAATATAGATAAAAAACCTTTGTTCCTTCCGGTGACGATTCGTTCGATTGATACAACAATGTTGAAGATAGATGAAGAGCTTGCCAAGTTTGGTGTAGAACAAATCATTTTAGAATTAAGTTCTGATATTAAAAAGAAATTGACGAAGCCAGAAAGTGATGCTGATAAATTTTTGGCTAAATCTGTGCCGAAGGAGTGGATATCTAAAATTAACAATAAAGAAGATATTATTTTAGATCCTAAAGTTACTTATCATGTGTCTAGGAATGGTAAAGATTATAGGGCCTGGGGGGAATCTATTTTTACTAAGGCGTTTACAGCTATAGCAAATAAACGTAGGATACAAGCTGTAGATGCAGCAACGATAGATGGACTTATAAATCGTTTTACTATATTCAAAATTGGATTAGAGGATAAGGAAAAAAATCCTGCGTATCATATACCTTCTGCTGGGCGTGTACAAGCGTTGATTAATATTATCACCGATCCCAAGCGCGCAAACGCTGCGGTGTGGCCCGGCCCCGATTTGACTGTGCTCGATATTGGGCCGGACGGAAAAATTTTGGAGTTTACTGATAAATATAAACAGGCAGATATAGATATTTTACGTGCTCTTCATACATCTCCATTGCTTATTGATGGTACTGCTGGATCGAGTACAGCAAAAGATTTTATGTCGATGTTAGGTACGGAGGTAGGGTTAGATTACATACGCTGTGAGCTAGAAAAGATATTTACCATCATAGGCAAAGAAGTGGCATTTAATAACAAGCTTAAATATAAAGTTATAAACTATGAGTTTGATGGGCAACTACTTAAAGACGAAAAAAGGGTCAGAAATTTTGCACTAAAATTATACGAGTTGGGTGCAATCAGCATAGAAACATTTGTGGACAAAATGGGATATGATTTTAGTGTTGAGAGGAACCTTAAGGAGAAAGAAATAGAGGATGGCTTAGATGAAATATTTATTAATAGAAATATTCCAGGTTTCACGGGCAACCCTAAAAAAAATACGGTTGAGCCTGATGGAAGGCCAGAGGATACTAAGGATGACGATAAAGTTGGAGAAGGATCTTTAGAAAATGATTTTGAGTTTTATTGTTAGATAACAGATGAATAATTTTTATGTCTACATGTATTTAGATAAGGATAATGTTCCTTTCTATGTTGGTAAAGGTAGTGGTAAACGTTTTTATTTGTGTATGCATTTATCTAATGGCCATCTCTTTTTAAAACGTAAGATTAAGAAAATTGGTGCAGATAATATTAAAGTGCATTTTCTTCACGAAAACCTTACTGAAACGGAAGCTTTTAAGTTTGAAACTTTTTATATTGGGTTTTATGGTAGGAGGGATTTAGGAGAAGGCACTTTATGTAATCTTACAAATGGTGGAGAAGGAATAAGTGGGAACATACGTTCTGAAAAAACAAAACAGAAAATGAGTAAAGCCGCCAAAGGTAAAAATAATCATATGTATGGTAAACATCATTCTGAAGAAGCAAAAAGAAAAATTAGTGAGGCTAACAAAGGTAATCAATATGCTAAGGGTTTTATTCATTCTAAGAAGTTTAAAAGAAAAATAAGTATGGTTACGAGAGGTGAAAATAACCCTTTCTATGGCAAGAACCATTCTGAAAATGCAAGAAAAAAAATGAGTAAAGCACATAAAGGTAAAAAGCTTAGTGAAGAGCACAAACAAAAAATAAGTAAGGCTGGTAAAGGTAAAAATAATCATATGTATGGTAAACATCATTCTGAGGAGTCAAAAAATAAAATTAGTGTTGCTCTTAAACTCTATTGGGCAAAAAGGAAAGGATTAATTAATGGTTGATTTTTTAAACAACTATGCTATTACTGTTATTATTGGTGTTATTGTTTTATTAGTTGTAAAAGAAATTTATATGTTTGCAGATAGAAAGAGAATGGAAAATAAAATTAATAAGATTTGTTCAAGAGTTGAAACACTATTTCAATGGCATTCAGTTGAGGATAGAAATGGTGTTAAAATATGGTATGTAAGAGAAGAATTATACACCGATGCATTATATGAATTAAAGTTGGTGATAATTAAGAATACTGAAGTATTGTCGGCTTTATTAAATGAGATAAAGGTTATGGTAAAGGTGGCTGATCGTGAAAGTAAACATAACTAATGTAAATGTAAAAAACAACTCAACAATTTCTAATGTTGTTATTTTTAGGTCTTATATTAAGAATGTTATAGTAATTGGCCAAGGTGCCAGTTAAAATTTATAAAGAAAGGAAATATTATGAGTATACCTGCACACGTTTTAGGATACGGGGCGGCTACTTTGCCTGATGTATTCAAAGTCAAGTTTTCATATCCTCTATCTAGTAAAGTAAGGTATGAATGCTATGATAATCTTGATGGTAATTTCCCTGTTACAGATGACGTTACATCTACGGGAAATGATATTTTTGCTTTGAACGCTACTTTCGCTACTTCAATGATAGCGTTGATTGACACTACAGGCGGTGCTCCATCTTCTACAACTTGGTTTCCATCTAATTATGGTTCAAATACAGCTACCTTCAACCGCATGAAAGGCGTTACGTATTATTGTACACAGCATGGTGCCACAGTAGTCGCGAACGGTAGCATTATGTTTAATATGCAAATAGAAGTTCCCAATGAAGCGCAAACTGATAGCTCGATGGCATACGATGTGTCAGTAAGATACACATTTACTTCTACTACTCCTGTTTTGACGTGGTACTTTAATGATTTAGAAGCTAGTGCTTGGACTGAAATGACCCCTGATACTCACGGAATCGTTCATTGCAGAGCCAGTACGGCAACCGGCGGCCCGTATTACGCTAATATCCCTGTAACAGGAAGTGAGAGAACCCAGGAAGGATTAGTAGTAGCATCATTGACGTAAAAAATGTTAAAATGTGGTTTTAATTTTATAAAGGAGGAAGTATGATTTTAGCACAAACAGAAGAAGGAAAATTACATGTTATTGAATCTTGGGATGTTTTACATTTAGATAAAAAAATTGTTAAACTTATTTTGACTGATGGTAAGTTTATGCATTCTGAGATTAGTGGATGTGATAATTACTATATAAATAGGGAAGGTATAGCAAGCCATAGAGGAGCAAATATAGTAAAGGAAGAAATTTTTGGGATAAGAAATATAAAACCCATAAAAGATATTTTATTGAAAGACTTTAATGAAAAGTTAAAAACTATTATGGATTCTAACAAACCTACAGAAGCTGGGAAGCATAATGTCAAAGAGAAAATGGCAGTATGCAGTAAGAATTATGATAAGATGTTAAAAATCATAGAAAAGGAAAGTGTGATTCACAAAAGTTTAATTATAGAGGAGGAAAAAGGATCAAGAAAAGATTTTAAACTTGAGGAGCATAAGTTTAAGGGCGGTTGCGGATCTAAGTTGGATATCCGTAAAATATTGGGTAAAAATTATAGGCGTTATTTATGAAAATACGTTTAGAACAACTTAAACGTGAAGATATAGGACCTTGTAAAAAAGAATATAAAAGGGCTTTAAATATTTGGGGCAAGGATACTGAAATTAGTGCTATTGATTTTTTGGATAATGGTTTTTCTATTATAGATGTTCTTTTTATTAATTTTCATTTTCCTGGATTTGTGGAGTATGATAGAAAAAAAGTTGCTATAGATTTATTTAAACAATATTTTGATGTATTTCCTCACCCTATAATAAATATTTTGGTTGATAGATTAGAAGGTAATGAAAGCGTAGTCAATTTACAAAAAGAGTTTAAATCACTTTATAATTTATTTGATAGTAATAAAGATGTACAAAGTGTTGTATGTGCTGCAGGCTGGTTATGTGAAGATGAAATAGGTGATGATGCAGTATATAAAATTGCAGATATAGGTATAAAAATATTGGGTGAAGAGATAAAAGAAAAACAAAACAAAATTTTTAAGTCTGCTATTTTTTACGGAGACCGCGAAGCGTACGAAAGTCGTGAA